ACCAGACGAATCAAAATATCAGACTGCCACTGAAGTACAGATCAGACAGAGCGAATTCTACAGACGTATAGGTCCATCAGGACTGCGACTGGAACAGGAGTTCTTGAGACCCATAATTGGTAATCTAATCAAGAGATTACAGATGAGGGGAGAGGTCGAAGACTTCACGAGGTTTGGAGACATCAGCGAATTGGTAGTAAACAGTGCTGTCAAACGTGGTATTGCGTTGACGGAGATAACACGTGATCTACAACTGATACAGACCATAACACAATTGGGTCCAAATGCTTTGATCAACGTTGACCTACAGAAACTGACACGTAAGATATTGCGTGATGGTGACATGAGTCCTGAAGTGATCAAGACAGAGACCGAAGTTGAAGAGACACTGGAACAACAATCACAACAGCAACAGGCAGAACAATTACAAAATCTTGCCGCTCAATTACAACAACAAAATCAACCACCTTCTGTTTAGCACTGATAAATAGTTACAAAGAAACTAAACTGTAACTAACAACAACTGAACATGAAAAATTCACAGACGCAACTACAACAGTTCTACCGTCAGGTATTTGAATCACCAGCAGGCAAGGCAGTTTTCGAGGATCTCAATCGTGTCATACATCAGACACGCGTGACCAGTGACTCACCAAACCCTTATGCCGCGGTGTATCAAGTTGCCCAACAACAACTGTTGCGTAGGATAGAAAATATGTGCCGTGAGCGTAATGTTCAAAACACTAACGGGAAGGATCACATAATCTAATGCCAGAAGAAACACAAGCACCAGCAGAACATTTAATCGAACAGGAAGTACAAGCACCAGTTGACACCGTGCCCAAGGCCGGGGATCAACAACAGGAGCAACAGGAACCAGACAGACCAGAATGGTTGCCAGAGAAATTCAAGACCCCAGAGGACCTGGCCAAGAGTTACTCGGAACTGGAGAAGAAGATAACCAACAAAGTGCCAGAATCATATGATTTCTCTGTGGCCAAGGAGTTTGGACTGGACGACATACCAGAGGACCTATCAAAGGAAGTCACTGAAGTGTTCAAGAAATCAGGCTTCTCACAGGATCAGGTCAAGACCGCTCTAGCACTGTATTCAGACCAACTGGCCAAAGTACAATCACAGATGGCCAACGCACCAAGGGTGGACCTAGACAAGGAACAGACCGCACTACAGCAACAATGGGGCAATGATTACGCACAGAGGATAGAAAGCGTCAAGAAGTATGCCAACACACTACCAGAGCGTGTGTTGTATCAACCTTTGGTTGACACAGCGGAAGGCATACAGTTCCTGGAACAACTGATGGAAGGCAACAGGATGCCAAATCCCATCAACAACACCAGGACTTCACCAGCACGTGATGTCAACAGTGTGCGTGAGGAGATCAGGAACATGAGGCTGGATGACAAGTTCAAACTGCCTCCCGGTGACCCGGTTGGTGAAGCACATAGACAGCGTTTATACAACCTGTACGAACAGTTGGACAGACTGGGCAAGTAGCCCATGGAGATAGCCAACAGTCAGCACCTACCCGACTACATCATACGGTTCGAGGGCCTATTGAGCCAACACACCTGTGAGGAGATTGTGGAATGGGCCAAGTCAGAGCCCGAGGCAGACACGGCCTGGGATGGCTGGGAATGGGCCAAGAGTGCGGTCACCAACACTGAAAACCAACTACTGCCCAGCAGGACCTGTGAACACACCATGCTGAACGAGAACAGGGGACCATGCTGGCCCAACATCCAACAGGCACTCGCACACATAATTGAACACTACCCCTACCATCACAAGGCCACCCAACACACGGGTGTGAGCCTGATCAGGTACGGTTTGGGACACCGTTTTGAAGAACACATAGATCACTATGGTGGTGCCAACAGGACGTTGAGTTCCAGCATAGTGTTGAATCAAGACTACGAGGGTGGAGCACTGCGTTTCTGGCAGGGACAGTATCCAGTGCCCGATCTAAACACCGGTGACGCTGTGGTATTCCCCAGCAACTTCTGTTATCCACACGAGGTACAACCAGTGACAGCGGGCACTAGATACGTGTTGATAACATGGTTCCAATAGATCAGAGACAGATAGTGGACTACCAGAGACTGGGTTCAAGGACACTGTACTGGATACTGCGTCACAGGGAATGGTTGCCAGTGGCAGAGACACGTGCTTCGAGGTACGAGGATCGCGTGATAGTTGAAACAGTGTTGGAATGGGGAGCCCGTCAGAATCATTTGGTGCCAAGATCAGAACTGATCACCAGCATAGAGGTGTTCGTGCGACACAAGATCAATCCCATTGAGGAGTGGAGGAAACACATCAAACGATTATCTGGCTGATGGAAATAAGAAATTTGGTAAAATTATCTGGCTGATGGAGCCTGATTGATGGTAAAAAATTATCTGGCTGATGGCAGGGGATTGATGGTATTACCATCAAACTGGTAATCTGTGTGTTACCAATCACATCCTGTTCAGCCTTTCCTGTAGATCAGCACACGCTAGATACAGTTCCCGACCCCATTCGAAGTTGTTTTCCCGTTGTTCCTCGGGTGAATGATCACTGTCCGTGTCCTCGAAGTGGTCAGCCCAAATGTCACAGAAAGTGTTGATCGTGCCGTCCATCTGTTGGACTTCCTGTAGTTTCTCTTGGAGCAGTTCCGCTGTTGATTCCGACCCCTCACAGATCTCGACCAATTGATCCCTAGGCAGTGTGACCATAGTGACTGGCCATTGACCGCGTAGTGCGTCCAACAGTTGTGTCTTACTGATCACGTGACCTATCCAATTCTCGGCCCCAATCGCTGTACCATTGTTCATACGTGCGATAGTTGTACACCGTCATCGCTCGTAGTTCTTGCTGATATATCTCGTGTAGTTGATCGCTCACTGACTGCGTGGCACGTCTAGTGCGATCTAGTATTGATTTGCTGATTTTTGTTGACATTTTTCTCTCCTTTGTTATCTTATTGTACACTAGATCACTGCTGAAGTCAACCCCCAACAGTGAATAATTTTACCATCGGGTCTGGCTCCTGGTAACGGTCACCAAATGCCTTGCGGGCACGATCACCTAAATCACCTAAATCACCTGAATCACCTTTCTGGCCTAACACGGCCAATCTACCCAACTCGTTCAATTGATTCCTGAAACTGCGACCGCTCTGGGCCAATCGCTTGATCGCGTCGTCACCAACAGTGAAGCCCTCACGCTTGACTATGTCGCGTAGACGTGCCTCGGCCAATCTCGGGTTAGTGGTGTTGATCTCGATCTCCCTACACCTATCGCGTAGCGCTGGTAGAACCCGATCACAGTGGTTAGTGGTGAACACGTACCTACACTGGTGTTCCGTGTCATCAATGTGCTTCTTTAGGTAGTTCTGGCCTTTAGTGCTGATCTCGTCAAATTCCTCTATGACGATCATAGTGAACGGTGACTGCGTCAATGCTGTCCAAACACGCTGTGACTGTGAGTCAATGACTTCCTTGATGCCGCGCTTGTCCGTCGTGCTTGAGCCGTTTATGGTGATCACGTCGATGGGGTCTAGGGCCATCTCGTGTGTGATCACGCGAATCAAACTGCTTTTACCCGTGCCTGGTTCCCCGTAGATCAATAGATGTGGCATATCTCGCTGTGTGATGTAGCCCCGTATCTCGTCGTGTAGTGATCTAGTGGGCCATAGATACTGACCCATAGTTGTGGGCTGATATCGTCGCTGTAGTGTGTTATTCATAGTCATCCCCCATCAACAGTGTGCTGTCAAACTCATCCTGGGTTTGCGTGCTGACCTTGTGCGGCTCGTGAGCGATGCGTACTAGGGTGTGTTGATCACGCGTCTGGGTGTCAAACTGATATTGATGCTGATGTTCCATATAGTGTGTGATGGCCTTGATCAGCAGTTGTGGTAGTGTTAGGTCACGCTCTATGCGTGCCAATTCAAACAGCAGTGAGTCAGCCTTGCTGGTCAATGCCGCTAGATCTTGTTGATCGTGTAACATATTGTGTGTGCCTTTCCTTTGTCGTTGTACACTGATATTTATCTTGTTTGTAAAATTATAGCGTCAAAGTGGTTCCAAAGCGACCAATTCCGTAGATAAATGTGATCACCGTAGACGAATGTGGGCCTGGTGGTGTGCTGTGCGAACGGTCTGGTTCCGCTGATGACAGTGGTGTTGTATTGACTCATACGATTAGGTCAAACGGGCCTGCCTGAATATGATTGCCAACCCCGCTTAAAGCCATTACCATTCCGCTCCCCCGCGGTAGATCACGGTAGATCACCCTAGATCA